CTTGCGGTATCTGCTCGAAGACTGCCTCCGCCCGCTCTATAACTAACGGAGACGCAGCGGCGAGCGTCTTGTTCAGCTCTGCCCTCGCTTCCGGCGACTGATCTGCCATAATCTTAGACATGCCCGCCTCGTCAGTCTCTGCTGCCTTCATAAGTAACTCGTAGTTCGCGTTGACGTACCACAGTACGAGATGCTCCTTAACGTGGTTCATCATAGCTGGCATCAACACGGGAGCGATAATCGGATTCTGCCCGAACTGCTGACTTTTCAAGTAATCCAGATGTACTTGAAGATGGGCTAAGTGATCTTGAGTCGGGAACGCAGCGACAGGTCTACCGAGCGACATAGCTGCGTTTTCGTTGACGGCATTCTGGTTCTCCGGCTTGTCCTCCGGAATCAACAGCTCGTCTGGGTTCGGTATCTTCGTACGCTCCAATAAACGCTTCTCGACGACGCGCTTGTTATACAGCTCGGGCATGGCAGCCGCTCGGTCGGCTACTATCTGTAGCTGTGCGAGTCGTTGCACGTCACTAAATACCTGAGGGTCTGCCGTTGGGATAACGTCCATCGGCCCCTGGAAGTCATCGCGGTACGCCAGCAGTTCGCCGAGCTCATCCTTCATCTCGTCGTCGGTGATGTACATCCTATCAATGCGATGCAGTATCCCGATGACCATCGTCATGGAGTGGTACGAGCGCAGATGGATGGCGGACATCACCTGCATACCCTCTTCAATCATGGCGAGTGTAGTACCGACGGGCATATTCGGATTCTGGTTGTTCAACTGCTCGAACGTAGTACGTACGACTCCCTTACCAGCCTCCACGCAGAACGTCAGGAGCTGGTACAGAACAGGCGACGGAGGATTGAACGGTAGCGGCATGAGCAACTTGCGTATGTCGTCACCGGCTATGCCGCCGTCTATCTCTGCGATCTCCGTCGCCTGGATCTCAGTCTTGCTCTGGCCCATGAAGTTAGCACCCTTCAACCGCAGTGCCGTCGGTATGTTGTTCACGTGAGCGGAGTCAAGAAGAGCACGGAGCGCGCCGGTAGCAGCGCCGGACAGACTGCCAATCATCTGGCCCAGACCAATAGAGTACGCGCCGCGCCACGGTATGAACCCGAACTCCACCATCCACTGCATCCGCTCCTGGTACTCGTCATCTTCTTCCCAGTTACGAACGACAGCTACAATCTTCCCTGTGGCTTCGTCCAGACTAATCAAGTACGGAGAATTGCCATGCTTTGATCCCTTCTCCGGCGTGTAATCCTCCAAGAAATCATTGTCAAAGTCTGTGAAGCAGTTAACCTCGTGTACGATGCGAACGCCATCCTCATTATAGAAGTCGTTGTCGTCCTTACCTTCTACTCTGTTCGTAGCCTTCTGCGCCGCTGTGTCCTCCGGAAGCTGCATGTTGACGAGCTGCCCGATGTCTCGGTACATACCGTCGCGCACTCTATCCTCAAACTCCATCTTCGTAATAGGCTCGTGGTACGTCTGACGCTGCGCCGTGTAGAAGTTGCTCGCACTATAAGGGATGGAGACTTGGTCCTGCGGTACGTACATCGGAACAGGGCGTGTCTTCTTCTTCGACCAGTCCGGCGTCAACCTTATGTACTGGCTACCCGATAGAGCGAGCTGCGGGAGTAGCTGCTCCATCTCCGGACGGAACTCCTTCATCTGCTTGAGGAATTGCCAGTTCATGTACGCCTTGACACGATCTGCCTTCTCCAATCTATCTGGGCTCACGTTCTCACCCGGTATGTAGCTCTTCACGGGGCCATCCGGCGGCATCAACTCTTTAATCGCGCGCGAGGCGTAGTCAACGCTAGACTCTGTGAGCATTGGGTGGACGACTTTACTCGCTCCGGTAAACTCTGCGCCGCCCGGAGCTTCACCACCAAGTCCGGTGCGCTTGATTGCGTCCGCATACTCCTTGTCCCGCCGCGAACGAGCCTTCTTGTCTCTGTCGATAGCGTCCTTTAGCGTAGTTGCGAGCTTGGTCAGTACGTCCTCGTCGATACTCTCCACGATGTTGTCGTAGAACTCGTATGTTTGAGAAACGCCCTCGTCTTCGCTGATCCTGACGATTGCGCCACCGTCGTCGGTATTAGTTACATCGTTCCGCGGAGGTTCAAACTCCATCACATCTTCTTCGCGTGTCGCCATCAGTTAGTCTTCCTTCTCGACATAGATATCTCGTCACACGCTCTCTCAAGCGTACCCTCCAACACACAACACGGACAGTTACCATGCTGATTAAAGACCTGCGGCCCCATAATCGACACAACGCCGATCAGCATGTTGGTGACAACAGCACTGCGCTCGCCGTCACTCATCTGCCTCTGATGTACCAGCGCGCTCAGCACGGATTCGTGAGAGTCGCAGAACTCTAACTTGCTAACCTCACCCATCTCTTCACCGCAGTCCGGGCACTCCACAAGATGTTCAACCGTCATAAGGATTGCGCCCCTTCAGTTTCTTCTTCGCCTTGTCTGCTGCCTTCCTTGCACGTTGTCGCTTCTCTTCCAGCGGATCACGCTTGATAGTCAGCGGTCCGATGTACTTATCCATGAACACTCTCATTGCCTGAGTACTCGTGTCAAGTAGATCGTCGCGCTCGATACTTCCCTCGCCGATGTAGCTGCATACCTGTGTGATCAGCGGGTTCATGTACGTCTTCGGCTCACCCTTGGTACTGTCACTCTCTATCGCCCAGACTCTACGGTGTGCCCACATCGGAGAGGTAAGATGGAGCCGAGTCAGCTTGTCCGCCTTGCCGGGGTTGTAACCCTGCGTAAAGATATCCTCCGACGCTAGACTCTGCATCAACGACAGGCCGCTGGCCTTAGTCTCGATTAGGATGATGTCAATCTTCTTACCCTGATGCCTCGCCCTCTGCTTTCCGCGAACACCTGTCGGTCGCAGCATTGGCTCGTCGCTGTCTCCGTACGTCAACCTCCGCTCTCGCTTAACACGCTTGACGAGGTCGGGGAACCCGAGCCACTCTTCCCAACAGTCCAGGAGCATCACATGCTTCTGTGGATGCTTCATCCCCTTGACCTTGATACTGAACATTCCCCAGACGCTGGCGGCGGACGGATCGTTCGACTGCTTCTTCTTGTCGTGCTGCCTCTCGGACATCGCAGTATCAAGGCTCATGATAATGACCTCGAACTTCGGCAACGGCTTCTTGTCTGGCCAGAGCCTCCACCAGCTTCGCTTGACGATACCCTCTTCCTCCGGATCTAGCATCTCACCCCAGAGTTCTTGTCGCCCGACCTTCGTACCCTCGTACTTCGCCACGTTCTGGAAGAAAGACTTAGTCAGGTTCTCCCTGTTCTCGTACGTACTGCCCACAGTCGTCACACTGTTTGGGTCGTCAACGAGTCGTCGCATGAACGGCGTGGGCTTAGGAGTGCCGGTCCACATCACCTGAGGATTCTCACCCAGACGCAGCCCGAACCACAAGTTATCCCACGCATCCTGCGGATACTTCCAACTTGCTATCTCGTCGCACCACGCGGCGTGGTGTTGTGGCCCGCGTAAGCGCTCCGGTGTGTCGCCCGCAAAGCCGCGTATGAACGTGCCGTTCCACAAGGTGAGCGACGGCAGACTACTGTTCGTGTCTGCTACTAATAGAGGGGGAATCACGGAGTAGAGGCCGGTCGGCCCTTCAAAACAAGTATAGCGAACGTCGTCGTGGGTCGGTGCGACTACTGCGTACAATCCTGGGATTGAGCATGCACGACCCCCGAGCCAGTTCGCGGCGCATAGTGTTTTGCCGAACCCGCGCCCACTCCGGACTCCCCAAATCGTCTTGACAAACTCCTCAAATTCTTTCGGCGGAAGCTGCTTCTGCCTCGCCATCGACTTCCACATCATGCGCCACCGAAGGAAGTGCAACTCCTCCTCGGTGAACGCCATCAAGTCTGTTCTGTACTGTATCAACTCCTCCGGCAACTCGTCCAGGTCGATCTTCGGCATGACCGTGTAATCGAACGCTGAGAATTGCTGGAGTTCAGGCATCAGTAGTACCACCTAAGCTCGAACGAGCAGCCGAGTAGTATGGCACCAAGATGCCGCACACTCGGCTCGTGCTCGTTGCGCTCGAAGTACGCACGTCGTGTCATCCAACCGTAGCCAGTAGTGAACGACCACGCCCACCACCACCGATTGTGGCTGTGTACCCGAGCTTTCACCTACGCATCTCCAAAGAACGTTTTACAGATGGTACTGAACAGCGCGTCCTTGTATTGCTGCGCCGGAGGAAGTTGGTTGTACGGAACCAGACATGGATGTCGCTTGGCAGTCTCGTCCTTAACTGGTCCGTACTCCCAACCATCTTTCACTTTCTCGGCGAGCCAGCTCTTATGGCTGTCTTCCGTTGTCGCTTCCGGGTTTTCGAAGTGCATCGTCACGCCGTTGAACGCAGACTCTCGCTGCCAGTCAGGAGCATCGTCCCACGTTGATTGGCTGTGGTCCGCGATGCTCTGGCAGTACACTCGGTTCACCTCGTGGCAGATCTTCGCAACGAGCCACAACATGTCGCTAGACACTACGTCGTTGTCCGTCGGCGGAACCTTGTGCTCGTCAAAGTCCTCTTCCACGACGGCACCATCCTCAAACTTCTTACCAGCGAACAGCTTGTCCGCCGTGGCAAAGTGATCTGCGATCTGCTCCTGACTCAGCGGCTTGCCGTCTGCCAACTTCGCCGGAGGTATCTCGTCACTACCCTCCACAGTTGGAGGCAACGCTACTTCCTCTCCCGACTCTGTATCCGGCGGAGCCTCGGGATCTTTAGACCACTCCCCTCCCTGCGCAGTGCGCCGCTTCCGAAGATCACTGTTGATGTTCGGGCATCGCATGTGGTGATGTCCTGCCTCTCCGTGGCACAGGGGACAGAACTCATTGCTATCCGTGCGCACGTCGCCGGGATCGTCGGCTCTCGCAGGGCTACCCTGTGACATGCTTCACCGCCCACATAACGGCCTCCTCTATCTTCGTCTTCGCCAGTGCAAGCTCTCGGCTGCTGCCAATCGCATCCACGTAGTTGTGGAACAGCAGTCCGTGGTCCTTGATGGACTTCATTTGCTCCTTCTCATCGTCAGACAATACGCGATAGTTGTGACGCATCGTGTTATCCTCTTCGTTATTAACCGTGCGTTCGTCTGATGCGCTGTCAACTGTCTCTACTTTCTCATTCATATCACTTCCTCTTTCTGTTGCGTTCGTTACGTCAGTATGACTGTGATCGGCACGTTGGGTCTGCCGCACGTGATTGCTTGGTTCGCCTCGCCA